TCTATTCATATCCGTTACTCTACTAACGTCCCATTCACCAATCTGTTTATCCTTTAAATCCCATGGTAATTTGTCTTTATTTTCTATATAATATTTTACGTATTTTTTTATATTATCATTGTTAATAGACGTTCGTATCCTAAATACACTATTTATAGTTTTTCTCATAATATATATTAAGATTTTTTATTAATACATAATATCAGTAGCTTCGTTTTTTAGTACTTCGTTTTACATTTTTCTTGTCTTTCTTTTGCTTATTCTTCGTTTCATCGTTTTTCTTCTTTTATTGGTCTTTCTTTTATTGGTCTTTCCTTTGGTAGTTCTTCTTTGTCTTCGTTTCTTAGTTCTTCTTCTGCCTCCCTTATTCTTAAATGTGAAAGCATCATCATCGTAACCCATTTCATCCGCCCATTTTTGTATTGATTCATTTATCATTTCTTCTTGACCTGGAAATTTTTTTAATAAATATTGTCTCAAATTTTCTCTTCTACCATCTTCATCAGTTGGAAAAGGTTCTTCGCTTGAACTACTGGAACCGGTTGAATAACCAGGTGAATGTAATTTATACCAATCTAATATATATTCTTCAAGACCTGTAATTAAAGGAATAATTGTGCTACAATCATTATTGTCTTGAGACGCAACGCAAGCAGGAAGTAAAGAAAATACGCATCTTTCTACTACTCCCTTTACACAACTCATTCCATCATCTCCTTCGTGTGCCTGAAGGCAATCCTTAATAAAAGTATCGACATATGTTTTTTTAAATATAGGAGATTGTGATTTCACATAATTCAAACAATAAAAAATAGAATTTCTTACATCAGAATTTACATTATTGTAATTTAAATTATTGTAATTAAAATTATTTAATCTTTCATTCATAATTACTTGAAGACCATTTCGTTGTTCTGCTTTTTTTTGTTCTGACTCATCACTTTCATTAATGAATGTATTTATTGTCTCTTTAATGTAATTCGGATAATTTAAATCGTCAAGATTAATCGCTTTTTCATACAAAAATTTATTTAATTTATTGTATTTAATTTTTGTTGCTTCTATATGAATTTGATGTGCGTCAACCTGTATTGGTCGTTGAATTTCTGGTTTATTATTTTCACTTATTATACAATCCTCGAACATGTTTGATGTATTTGCTTGAGGATTAATGGTCCACGCATTTAATGGTTGATCAAAACTTTCACAAGCTCCAAACATAAAGCTCATATCAGTTACATTGCTAACATTCCAATCATTTAATGGTTTATTAAATTTTATAGCATTGTAAAACATAAAGTTCATATCAGTCACATTACTAACATTCCAATTGTTTAACTCTTGATCAAAATTTTCACAATAGGCAAACATAGATGCCATTTTAGTTACACTAATAACATTCCAAGTTCTATTTAAGTATTCGTTAAAAAATGATTGGTTAAAATTTGTACAACCTTCAAACATATAGCTCATATCATCTGCATTTCTAACATCCCATTTATTTAATGATTGATTAAAAGCAGTGCAACTGTCAAACATAGATGCCATAATAATTACATTACTGACATTCCAGTCATTTAATGCTTCATTAAATTTAGTACGTCCTTGAAACAAACCATTCATATCTGTTACTCCGCTTACATTCCATTGACCGATTTCGATATTTCGTAAATTCTCAGGTAGATTATTTTTATTTGTTAAATAAGTATTTACTAAATCCTTTATATTGTCATTTGTTATTACAGTTGACATTTATGTATTTATATATACATACATAAAATTATTCCATATTTGTTTCCGTTTGTTTACTTCTGCCCTGTGTTGTATTGACAGGTTTCAAAAACATATCCCGTGCTGTAATATCATTTACATAACTTGTTTGTGAAAATGGATTAACCCCGCGTTGCGAAATCAGTTCTCTATCGGCCAATTTAGTATCTAATTCTTCTCTCATCGAATCTTCTCTCATCATTTCATTTTTCATGGAGTTTGGATTCATTGTAAAAAAAATATCATCGTCTAAAGATGTCTGGATTGCATCTTTAGAAGAATGTTGTAAAACTTTCTGTTCTCGAATACTTTTATTATATGGTTCACCATTGCTCCATTTCCAATAATTCATTATTACTATTATATTTTTTAAAATAATGAGTATATAAACTTATATTCCTTCGCGCGTAATAATTAAATTCTTGGTAAACATAAATGCATCTTTGTTAGTTCTTCTTCTGTGTAAATTACAATCTAAACAAGCAACTACAAGGTTGCCTACATTGTGACCAATATCGTTATTGATTCTGTCTAACGACCATTGTTTCATTTCTCTAACAATCTCATATAATATATAAATTTCTTGGGAGCAATAATGGCATTTCATTTCACAATTATTTAAAAGCTTAATAACATCATTAAACTGAACGAATTTGCTTTCATCCAATTTTTTCTTTAAAATGTCTTGATGTTTGTAACCGTTAATTTTTTGTTTTATATGTGTGATTATGAATGATTTATACTTATTTTTTTCTGCAGAATTATCTAATATACTTTTTATAGTGTTTATTTGGGTAATGTGTGATAATTCGTCATCATTTAGACCCCAAGATTTTGTTTCTACACGCATTTTTTTCTCTTTTTCATAAGTAATTTGTTTATTTTTTTTATTATTTTTTTCAGTAGTTTCATCAATAATAATTATTTTTTTAGTTTCTTTTTCATTATAATCCATGTATATTTGTAAGATATAAATATAATATAATACAAACCAATATAGAAATTATTTACAATATAAATGTTTTTAATTATATTATATAAAAAACTGAGTTAAACTTAATTCGACATAATATAATATAAATGAACAGTAACGAAACAAAATACAAATCCACATTAATAAATAGTGTTTCATGGACAGAACAAAAATCGTCATGGACAGAACAAAAATCGTCATCGAATGATTTGGAAAATTTAGATAAATTTCTTGAAAACGAAAAAAATAATAATTTAAATGAGCCTTGGGGAAAATTGGATAAAACTGCCAAAATAAAGAAATTAATTTTATTCGCAAAAACATATTCAATTGACAATAATTTTACACCAGACGAGTGTCAAAGTATGATTGATTTTTTTAAGGATTGTTTAGATAGGAAAAAATTGCAAAGAGTTAAAGACGTGACGTATAATAAAGAGACTGGTGAAATTACACATATTAGTGCGTTACACTATAATAAATCTACAAATCATTTTACGTTAAAGAATGTAGATAAACGTGTATCTACAGTAAGAGGATTAGCACCTAAGAAAAAACAGGGGACTGTAAAACACATTATTGATTCTGATTCTGAAAAGGAATAGGAATAGGAATATAAATAAAAAATTGAATAAAAATACTCCTTTTATTTTTATTCAATCACGAATAAACAACATTATAAAAATAATATAAAAATAGTTTACGATATTATAAATATGAATGAATTAATTGATATAACAGACAAAATTATACCGGAAACCAAAAATTTCTTTAATGATGATGAAGCATTAGAACTATATCAAACATGTCTCCATATAATGGAAGAATTTATAGGTGAAAACCTACATTCTATGTCTGAACCAGATTTTGATGAAATATTTGATGAAAATATTAAAGAATTATTAGATTCCCAATTTGAATCGGATATATTCTTTAATGAAGATGCGGAAGAAGAATTAGAAGAAATCGTTGAAAGGGCAAAAAACGACTTATTCAAGGATACATTACCTCCGCGTTCATATTCAGATACCATTATTTTGAAACAACCTGATATTATATATGTAAATAAACAATTAAAAATTTTAAGAAATATTTTGCAACCCGAACAAAGAACAAAAGAATGGTATGAGTTTCGACATAATTTAATTACGGCGTCCAATGCATATAAGGCTTTTGAAAATCTAACCACCCAAAATCAATTAATATACGAAAAATGTCAACCGCTAAATCAAACATTATATATTGACGGAGACCAATCGTCTGACGAAGAAAAAGAAATAAAAAAAGTAGTTATGGTGAATACAAACACAACATTACATTGGGGTCAAAAGTACGAACCTTTATCTGTTAAATATTACGAGTATACTTATGGAACAAAAGTAGAAGAATTCGGTTGTATCCAACATGACACATATAAGTTTTTAGGTGCTTCACCAGACGGTATAAATGTAGACCTCAAATCGGACCGTTACGGGAGAATGTTAGAAATTAAAAACATAGTGAATCGTGAAATTGATGGAATTCCCAAGAAAGAATATTGGATCCAAATGCAACTGCAAATGGAGGTCTGTAAATTAAATGAATGCGACTTTTTAGAAACAAAATTTACAGAATATGCCGATTACGATGAGTTCGTTAAGGATTCAAATGAATTAGACCATGAAGATGAAGATGGAAATGTATTTACGAACGTTTGTATTTCAAAAGATGACAAAATGAAAGGAGAAATTATATATTTCCATACAAAAGAAGGTAAACCATTTTATGCTTATAAATCATTATATTATTCACATCCAGATAATATTACAAAATGGGAAGATGAATGTCTAACGTTATTCCAATCTCCAAAATATGGTTACACATTTATGAAATTTATTTATTGGAAATTAGAAATAGTCAGTTGCGTATTGGTTTGCCGAAACCAACAATGGTTTGAAAACAGTGTTCCAGAATTACAGGCTCTATGGGCAACGGTGGAAAAAGAAAGACAAACTGGTTTCGAACACAGAGCACCGAATCGTAAACAAAAGAAAATAACGGATTATAATGTTGAGCCTGAACAAACCGGATGTTTATTGAAATTTAATAAAAATGTGCCAACATTAAATATTGTGAAATTAGATATTTAATTTAAAACAACTTAAAGAAATTATATTATTAT